AGGGCGCTGTCGGCAGGATCGCGGCAGCCGACAAGCCGATGCTCAATGCGTTCGATCCGGGCTTGGGCAAGAGTCGCGTCGCGCTGTCGGTTCTCTACGCTAAGGGGTTTCGTCGGGTTCTGATCTTTTGCCCGAGCTCGGTTCTGTTGGTCTGGGAGGCTGAGGTCAGAAAGTGGTGGGGCATGCCGACAACGATCGTTCGGTCAGGCTCGCCGATCCCGGCGAAGGAAGGCATTTTCATTGTCTCTTATGGCTTGATCTCCGAGGCCAGCGGCGCCACCACGAAACTGTTCGAGAAGACCACGCCGTTCGACGCCTGCGTTATCGACGAGGTGCACTACCTCAAGAACCCGCGGGCTAATCGTTCGAAGCGGATTTTCGACCTGTTGAAGGCGGGCAAGCTCGGCTGGGTTCATCCGATGAGCGGGACGCCGGCGCCGAATAACGCCGGCGAGATATGGGGGCTGCTCTACCACCTCCGCCCCGACTGCATCGTTTCGCCCGTCAACGGCAAGCCGATGCGCGAGGGCGAGTTCGTCGCCCGCTACTGCACGGTCGATCAGTTCAAGGTGAATGGGGGAAGGCATTGGGTCACCCGGATTACTGGTAGCAAGAACAAGGACGAGCTGCGCGAGCGCATCGCCCCGATGGTGCTCAGGGCTCGTAAGAAGGACGTCCTGCCGGATTTGCCGCCGCTGGATTTCGTAGTCTTGCCGGTGGCGGCTGTCGGTGCGCCGACGCTCGGTGGGTTCGACGGACTCGACGACGATGCCGTGCTGGCCGAGGTCGCCAAGGCCAAGAGCGAGATCCAGAACCTCGGTCTCGCCAAGATCCCGGCGGTGGTCGAATGGGTCGCCGATCTGCTCGACTCCGATCCCAGGCGCCGCCTCGTCGTCTGGGCGATGCACCACCGGGTCATTGACCGCTACGTCGAGCTTCTGGCGCAGTATTCCCCGGTCAAGCTCGACGGCCGCGATGACCTCGCTGCTCGGCGAGCAGCCATCGAGCAGTTCATGAGCAGGAAGGCGCGCATCTTCGTCGGCCAGATCCAGGCCGGCGGGACTGGCTTGACCTTGGTCAGCCCGACTGCCCCGTGCAGCGACGTGATCTTCGCCGAGTCCTCGTTCTCGTGGACCGACAATGTCCAGGCCGCCTGCCGCATTCATCGCATCGGGCAGATGGATGGCGTCCTCGCCAGGTACGCTTCCGCGGTGGGGACGCTTGACGACAGGATTCAGGAGATCCTGGCGCGGAAGAGCCGTGATTGGGTGGAGGTTTTCGGGTGACGTACAACGTCTCGGATGTCCCGCAGGAAGTCCTTCGCTTGTTCGAAATCCTGACCTTCAAGGTCATCGCCACCGGGCGTCTCCGTTACTCGGCGGACGCCATTCTGCACAGAATTCGCTGGCACTTCGAGATCGACAAGGGCCGCCGCGAGTTCAAGTGCAACGACCATTGGACAGCGAATTTGTCTCGCTGGTTCCTGGATCATCATCCCGAGCACGAGGGTTTCTTCGAGCTTCGTGCTCGTCCCGGCTGGGGGTGGCTATGAACGGGCGGGCGTGGAACTGGTACGCCGAGCTCGACGAAGCCGGGCAGCAGGCGATGAGGGATCGGATCGCGGCGACGCGCGCCGTCAACCAGGCCATCGCTCAGGCCAACGTCAAGCCTGCTTTGTGGGAGAGGCTCGAGCCGCCGCCGGCTGTCGCCCGGCGGCAGCGCCAGTACGACCGCTACCACCTGATCCACCGGATGCATGAGGTCGCCGGCATGACCTACCGCGAGATCGGTTCGCAGATCGGCATGAGCACCGCCCAGGCCCAGGTGACCCACCGCCGCGGCTGGCGTTACGCCCGCTCGCCGGTCGAGACCTGGCTGGACGGCTGGCAGAAGACCCGCGGCTGGGCGGCTATCGACGCCAAGGCTCGCGAGGAGGCCTATGTCGAGGACGAGCGGGTCAAGCGCCTGCTCAAGTTGCAGAAGCCTAAGAAGCCGAAGCCTTCGTACCCCAGGCGGGGTTTGCGCCCGCGGCAGTCCGCGATCGACATCGCGCCGAGCGAGGAAGCCCCGGCGGCTTTTGCCTACTGGGTGCGGGTGCATTTCGTCGGGGCCTGGCAGGCCTATGGCGAGGACGACGGGGGTGAGGGGAAATGAGCACGCGGGGGCTGACGTTTCTGATCTTCGGCGCCTGGCTGGCGGCGGTGATGCTCTTGATCGTCGGGATCATGGGCATCGCCAGCCGGCCGGCGCATTCCGCCGACATGAACGACTGCAAGGTTTATGCGACGCGCGGCTCGGCGGCAGCTCTCAAGGCGCTGCTTGCTTTCCCGTTCATTGACGTCGCTGCGGGGAAGTTCCTGTTCAGGAAGGCTTACTCGTTCTGCATCAATTCCGATGAACTGCCGGAGATGACGTTCACGGCGGAGGAGCAGCCGATCGTCGATGGGCGGATTACCCCGCTGCCGCCGATGAAGCCCGAGGGGGTGGTTCCGGCCACCGATCCGGCTGACCCGGTTCCGGTTGTCGAGCCAGCCGAGCCGAAGCCGAGGGGCAAGGCGCTGTGCATCAAGCATGGCAAGCGCACCGTCTACAAAGGCCACCACTGGAGATGCGTGAAGTGACTCTCGGTGTCAGCGGCGACAAAGCCCACCCGCATGCGGCACGGGGCGACGACCTCTACGAGACCCCGGCGGTCGCCGTCGAGGCGCTGCTACGGGTCGAGGCCCTGCCGCTGATCGTGTGGGAGCCGGCCTGCGGGCCAGGTGCAATCGCTCGAGTTCTGCGCGGGCAAGGGTATGAAGTCTACGCCACCGATCTTGTCGACTACGCCTCGTCCGACCAGGACTTCGGCGGCGTCGATTTTATGGGGCAGATGGCGTGCCCGGCGGGTGCTCGGGCGATCGTCACCAACCCGCCCTACCGGATGGCACGGGCCTTTGTCGAACATGCTGTGGCTCTGTGCCCGCTGGTCATCGTCCTCGCCCGACTCGCCTTCTACGAGTCGACGGGCCGTGAGGCGATCCTCGCCCGCTGCTCGCGCATCCATGTCTTCGCCAACCGCCTGCCGATGATGCATCGGGCTGGCTGGGCGGGACCGAAATCGACCAGCGGTGTCGCCTTCGCCTGGTTCGTCTGGGACGACAGACATCAAGGACCAACCACCATCGACCGCATCACTTGGAGAGAAGAGAAATGAGCCTGACTGAAGAAGACACCGAGCGCGCCCGCGACTTCTGGGCGAAGACCAACCCGTTGAAGGTCGTTGCCGACGATCCCGTCGAAAGTCCTAAGCACTACACCTCGCATCCGTCGGGCGCCGAGTGCATCGAGATCGTTGAGCACATGAATTTCAACCTCGGCAACGTCATCAAGTATGTCTGGCGCAGCGGCGAGAAGGGTGATGCCGTCACCGACCTCAAGAAAGCCCGCTGGTATCTCGAGAGGGAAATAGCCCGCATCGGGGGGAAGACGTGATCTTCTCCCTGCTTACCAGCTTCACGCCGCCGAGGAGGATCAGGAAGATGCCTAACCCGATGGACGTCCTCAACCGGATCAAGGTCGCCAAGGGCTTGACCCCGGACGAGGAGATCATGGTGAAAGCCGCGATCGAGGAAGCCATGTCGAAGGTCGACGACGCCCTGCGCGTCGTTCTCGTCATGATCGATGAAATCGAAGTCCGCAAGGCAGCCCAAGCACAGGAGAAAGCCAATGCCCATTAAGATCGAGATCACTGGCGACAGCCAGTCGGACATCGACGTTTTGATGAAGCACTTCATCAAAGTCGACCCGTATAAGTGTTCGCTCGACGATTTGCTGGACATCACCCGGAAGCGGTTTACGGAAGCCGGTTTCGCCGTGACGCTGGAGCAGCAAAACCCGCCGCTGTCCTCTGAGGATAAGCCGGCGCCGCCCGCCATCGAGCCAGCGAGCGCCGAGGCCGCGGCTGCGGCGATCGTCGGGGAGATCGAGGCGGCGCTCGCCGAGCCGCTCAAGCGCAAGCGTGGTCGCCCGGCGGCCGTGAAGGCGGAGCCGGAGGAAGAGTCTTCCAACGTCGTCGAGATGACGCAGCCGTCGAAGCCCGACGAGGACCAGACCTACGTCCTCGACGAGCTCAGCAAGCGTTTCGCGGACCCCAAGCAGAAGAACAATTC